GTTGTATCTTGGCTTGAAGTTCCCTTATCTTCTTCACGCTTTCGCCCAACGAGGCACTCTTCTCAGAAATTGTCTTTGCTTGCGTCTCAACAAGTGCCTTTGTTGACTTCAACATCTTCGCCGATTCAGAAGCAACCTTCTCAACTTGATCGTCAGAAGCATAGCCAACGCACTCCTTGATTGTCTCAACGCAATCTGAAAGTTTCTTCATTCTGGCATAATCCAAGACCTGTGGAAGTTCTTTCTTCAACTTGCTTATCCTGCTTTCCACCATCTTGTCAATCTTCCTCACGGTAGCTTCATCTGCGCCAATCTGCGTCTTTTCAGACATCTCCTTCATGAGAATATCCTTCTTGGCCAGAATCTGCCTTGTTTGCTCGCAACAACGTTTCTCCGTAGACTCCTCTATCGTCTCCAACATGCTTTCTATCGCATAGGCTTGAGCCTTTGACAGACCTTGCCCATGTTGATTGAGTATGTTGGACACGCCATCATATACCTTCTTTGTTGTCTCTGAAACTTTCATCTTGAACCAACTTTCATTTCTTGATGCTACATATATTTACGAAAATAGATGCAAAAACTGTGGCATTTCAACAACTTTTTCCCAAAAATATTTTGCTTTTCACAAATGGTAAATACTCAAGGACAATTTGCCAAGGAAAATCCAAATGAGTGTTCTAAAGACGAAATATGACGATGAAAAGCGTTTCTCGAAGGAGAACGTCACCCTTTCACAAGACTTTCCGATAAAATATGCCACATTCAACGCATATCAGATGCGAGACCTGATTATACGGAAGTTGACTGAAGACCCAACAACAAGAAACCAAGTGTATCCTGGTTCAAACTTGTCCATTCTTGTTGACTTGGTGGCAACCATGTACCAGACCCTCTCGTACCAACTGAACCACGCAGCTTCCGAATCAATGTTCAGCCAATCGCAATACTACGAGAACATAGTGAGAATAGCGAAACTCCTTGGATACAACGCGAAGGGAATAACCCCTTCCACCGCGATGTTCAGAATAGACAACGCTGGGAAACTTGTTCAACAGAACTACGATAGCAATGTGGAGATACCACCATTCTCCATGGTTCAGACAAGTTCTGGAAAATACTACTCCTACTCTCCATACCATTTCACCGGATGCGTAATTCCAAAGAACTTGGACTAGGAACAACCTTACGATATTGTCCTCCACAATGGAATCTGGAAGCACTACCAGACAGTGTTCACGCCAAATGGCTCAGACTTCGAGACTTTCGTGATGCCAATGGTGAGAAGCGAACTTGACGAGCAGAAGTACGCGGCGACCGCGCACATTTTCGCAGTGGAGGTTATCGAAGGAACAGACGAAAACAATCCAACGATAAACATATACCACCCAACAAACATGGGATTGTTCAAGGGACTTCCAAACATCAACGATACCGACAGAACGCACAGTTTCCTCTACAATGGCGTGGTTGAGTCGGAAACCCTTGTGTTCAACGTGGAATTGAACGAAATCAAGCAGATTGTCCTCAAGTTTGGAGATGGCATAACAACAAGGAAACTTACCCCCAATTCGCAACTGCACATATTCTACCTTGAGACGCAGGGAATGGATGGTGGCGTTCAACCAGATGGAGAGACGTTGACGTTCAAGCATGGACCAGCCATGTTGGGCATTGACCAGAAATTGTACGATAATCTGTTTGGAAATGGGGCGCAAGCCGTGGAAAACATCGAATGCCGAGTTCTTACAAGTTCCACGTCAGCTCTCAAGGAAGAGGACGTGGAGGAAATCAGGGAACGCGCTCCACATTGGTTCAAGATGAACAACCGGCTAGTCACCAAGGAAGACTACGAGTTCTACATCATGAACGAACCACAGATTTCGGGGATGTTCAACCAGGTGAAGGTGATGAACAACTGGGAATATGCGTCAACATTCTACAGATGGTTGAACCAACTTGGCGTGAAGAAGCATAATGGGAACTCCAGATACTACCTCAATCCTGCAAGGTTCACCAAGTATGGGGGAGCGGCATTGTCTGACGCCGTGGACTCGAACAACGTCTACATCTGGTACATAACCAATTTCGAGGACGTGTCTGACATCAACTACGACCAGATGATTCAAAGATGCAAGTCAATGATGATTGACATAAAGGATCTCTGCCACGAGCCAGTGTTGTTGCCCGCAATACCCATAAGATGTGAAATATCAAGCGTGGATGAAGATTCGGGAAGACAGTTCCTCGCGCAAAATGGAAATACGACAGTTCCCACAATCAGGGACGAAACAAAGGAAGACGAATACTACGATGCTTCTTGGCTTGAAGTCAGAATCAACGATGACTACTCGATTTCCTCGTATGAGGTTGTGGAGCGCATATGCTCCCTTTTGACGTACTTCTTCTCGGTGAAGAATGGAATGGTTGGATTTGGGTCGTTCAACACCAACGATATATTGAACCTGATAATGGAGAAAATTCCAGCCGTCTCGGACATATACACGGTATATCAAGAAAAATACGAAGAAAATCCAATATACACGCATGGAATCTCAATGGCAACCTTCGCCACCAACACTTCCTTGATAAACCTTGGGGACGATCTTCAAGTAAAGACAGGACACATAGGACTTGAGCCATTCATGTACCCAGTCCTCTACACCAACACGGAAGAGGAGTTGAAGAAAAGGATAAGGGTTGTCAACAAGAACATCAACATCCTTTCCAGGAACAACTACTGACAAAATAGCCACACCCTTTCGGATGTGGCTTGAATTTACCCATTGGTTCAATTGCCAGATTAGGGATTCTGAATCACGAACTGCTGCAAGAAGTTGGTCAGAGTTGACTTGATTGTTGCGATGTCCTGCGCGTTGTTGATGTCGTTGATTGCCTGAGCAGCAGCTGCGCTTATCGTTGGATTCTTGTAGGAATCCAGATCAGTGACCTTTGCTGTGGTGATGGTCAGATTGCCAACTGCCGTTGTGACATCCTTCAGACGAGCTATTCCATTCGTGTCCGAACCAAACTCGTAGGACTCCCCATTATGGGTTATCTCATTTTCCTTGTATTCAACCGTATCGCCAATGCTGATTGATTCGTGGGTTATGATTGTATGAGACTGTCCAACTATTCCAGATGGCATTGGATATACCTTCAAGTCAGAATATGCAACGCCATTTGTTGCATCCAGTTTTCCATCGACAGATGGAACCGTTATGTCAACTTCCTTGTTGTTGGGTGTGAGTGCAATTCCATTCACTTTCACTGTCTCAATCACATTTGCGTCACCGGGAGCAGGAATTACAATGTTCACAGTCTTGTCAGTGATGGTGGTTGCAACTCCATTTGTTGTGATTGATTCAATCAAGTTCGCGTCGCCAGGAGCAGGGATTGTGAGTGCCACAATCTTGTCCACAGGCAAAACATTCACTCCATTTGTTGTAATTCCTTCAATGACGTTGAGTTCTCCACCACTTCCAGCTGCTTCAATCAAGTCATTGAGCGTCTGGTTGCCAAACAGAATTGAGTTCAGTCCAACGTCAAACCTCACCTTGTCGGCTGAGAACAGAATTTCGCCATTTGCCGCGTCGAGTTCGTCAATGTCCTTGTTCACCGCGAACACGATTGAAGTTGTAGTGCTTTCCATCCCGGCTCCATTCGCTCCCTTGGCGTTTCCAATTATGACAACATCGTTCGTGAGCTGTCCCTTCTGGACTGTCTCTGCGATTGTGGTTTCAAGTGCAGTAGCCTTTTGCTTTGCCTCTGTCGCAGTGGTCTTCGCCTCGGCTGCTGTGCTTTGTGCCGTTGTGATTGCGGTCACGCCGAGTGGGTCGGCGTCCGAGAATGTTGGCTGATTGAAAGGAATGCTTTCAAACGTGCCAGCTCCAATGGCAAGAACTGTTGTTGCCATTGCAGCAAGTGTAATTAGTTTTTTCATGTTCATTGTCTGTTTACCTCTCTTTGGGGTTATAGTGTTTTTAGTTTGCAATCAAAACCGTCTTCATCCAGTTCTCGTAGAAGAAGGACATCAACAAGTTTCCTTTCTCCGACATGTGTATTCCATCAAGGAAATAGGGTGACTGGAAACTCCAATAGCCATTTGCCTTGTATTCGTTCTATGAAGTTCCAATCCTGCGCTTGACTTGCTCATACCAGTCAAGGGCTGAATCTTGAATTACCTGAGAAGTTATGTCAGTGCCGTTTGTGTAGAATGTCTTTGAATTCCATAGAACCATTCTTGTGTCCACGGTTGGATCAAATACTGGGATGTTGAACCTGTGGCATTGTTTCTTCTCCCAATCAGCCACTCTGCTATGCGCTCCCGTTGACAGGACGTCTTCGCTGTTTGTGCCAACATTCGTTGCCCAGCGATGGGGTAAGATTATGCCAAGTTTGGCGTTTGGATAATAGGTCTTGAGTCCAATCAGAAGATTGTTGAAGCATCCCTTGAAGGTGTTCGTGGTCATGTCTGTATCGGGCGTGTTCTGCGCCTCGTCTTTCGCCCAATAATCCCCAGCATCGTTCGTGCCAATCTGAACCAGAATGAAGTCTGCGTCAACTGGGATGTCGTTGGTATATGACTTGATTGTGCTGATGTTCGTCACCTGACCAAGCGCGTTTGTCCTGTCATTGCACAACTTCTCTCCACCACGCCCATTGTTCACAAGAACCATGTTGTTGCGCCTCGCGATGAATGCACTGTACGATTGCTCCTTTGAGGGTGTGCATGTGAGGGAGTCTCCAATGACTGCCAGTTTCTTGCCCCACAATGGATTTGATGTCATTTCATTGACTATGTTTGTCACGCCCGGTGGGGTTATGGTTGCCATCTATGCGTTGTTTTCAGCTATTCCTGCGTCAATCCTCTCTTGGATTTCCTGGGACATCTTCTTCCCATTGATGAAGATTCTGTCCATTGGCTCTCTTTGATCGTCTGTGTCGTCAAAGAAAAACCTCAGTTCCCCATCCTCGTAGATGTCAAACGTTATGCCATTGGCTGACTTAATTTTTTCCTCGGGAATACCACTGAAGTCAGTGTCGGGTGTCTTCACGGACACAACGCCATTGGTTCCGGTGACTGCATTGTTCACCATGTCAATTGCGTGAATGTCAATGTTCTGCGAGAACTTGATGTTCTCGAAGTTGACTGCCATTGCCATCAGGCAAACGGCAATCATGAGATATGTCAGTTTTCTTTTCATGGATTTGTTCTTCTGATGAGTTTAAGCGTTGTTGGTGCAGGAAGTTCTGTACTCACTGTGAATACAGAATTTGGAATCTGGCTATATGGCAACCTTGCAAGAGAAGCCTCGTCGTTATTCCCTTCAATTGCTGTAGCCTTTCCAAAGAACTGCTGCAACAAAATGTTTTCGTTCCATGTCCCTATCCAATCCTCTTCGTCTGTAACGAATTCAATCGTCTTGAGGTTCAACTGCCTCCAGAAGCTGTTTTGCCCAATGAATTGCACCGTGTCCCCAATCCTCAAGGTCTTCAGCCCCCAATTGTTGCTGATTATGGTATTCCCAAGCAGACCGTTCTACTGTGTATCCCTTGCCAGGTTCGCACATTGCCCATGTATTCTCTGCACATTTGGCAAACTGAGATAGGATAGCCTTGGGGAATATTGAAAACAGCCATTCGTCAAAGTCGTGGCGTTCAGGAACTCAAGTCCATTTGTCATGTTGTTTTGTCTGAAACTGCTGTCAAGCGTGATAAACCTTTCTGTTCCAAGTACAACGAGTTCGTCAATGTTCGTCAGATTGTTGAACATGTAGCCCATTTTCCTCTTCTCCGTGCCAACATACGGGAATTTCACATATGCCTTTTTCAGGTTTGGACACTCTATATTGAACATGATGTCAGCCGAGAATTTCGACGCCGATGGCTGTTTTGACCAGTCAATGTATGCGGACACCAAATTTGGGTCGTAAAGAAAATACATCTGGTAGATGTTTCCCAATTCGTCATATATCTTCACAAGGTGGTCTCCTGGCTCAGGGAAGGTGTATTGAAGTGGCTGGACTTCAACTCCATACGGTCCCAACTGGACTCCACTAGACATGATTGTGTCGTATTTGCCGAAGTTGAACTCCTCCCCATGGGTCTTCACGCTCCACGGCCCAGCATATGCAGCATTTCCGTAGTTCGACAATGGAAACACTCTCTTTGGCGTGATTGTGATTGTCTGATTTGGCTCGGTGGTTCTCAAGACGTACTTGAAGTTGCACTGTCTGAAGTCGCCACCTGAGACGAAATACAGTCCACCTGCGAACGTTGTCATGGTCAACGCCAAGACCGTTGTTGTTATTGTTTTCTTGATGTTCATTTGCTTACCTCGTTGAAATTTATGGTCTTATAAGAATCAACTTCCTCACATACTTCGGCCACCTTGTGCTTGTTGTCAGAGAGGATGGTGGAGTTGCTTTTTCGCTATCTGGCTGGAAGTCAGCCTCTCCTGTAGTTTCAGAAGCTGTAACCGTTCCGAACAGAAGGGGGAGAATGGCATGGTTGTTCCATGCTGCTATCCAGTCCTCCTGGGATGTTACGAACTCTATTGTCTTCAGGTTCTCGTGTCCGTAGAAACAGTTTGTCCCCATTGAATTCAACTTGTCCCCAATCCTCAATCTATGGAGTCCAAGGTTGTTGCTTTGGGTGGTTCCAAGTCCAATTGCCCCATTGTTAAACGATTGTTCCCCCATGAATTGGATGTTTGGAATGCTCACATAGTGGATGTTGGGGTTGTTTCTGCAAGCCTGCTTCTGGATGTTCGTGACATTGACGAACACAAGATCGTTGGTCATGTTCAGTTCGTTCATCGCACCTTGTCCAATCGCCGTGAACTGCTGTGGATTAAGAATCTGGAAGTTATCTAGTTTGAGAAGTCTGATAAACTGGTATCCCTGGATTGTGGTTGTAAGCCCAGATGGATTCCCCCATACCACATTGACGAGGTTTGACATGTAGGCGATGTTCAGCATCATGCTTGTCAAGGGGGCTACTGGCGAATCGCGCCAATCAACATATATTGAGGTGATTGCCGGATTTGCCTTGAACTGGAGGTTGTAGATGTTGTATGCGCTGTCGTATATCTTCACCAGTCTTGTTGCTGGCTCAGGAAGGGTCATAGTGAGTGGAAACACGTTCGTTGCTCCACCCTCAACTGACGCGCCATTTACTTCTGCGCCAGGAAGTCCAACTCCGGAAGCAGCCTGTCCAATGCAGTCAGTTCCAAGAAACGTTGTTTCTTCACCATTGCACTTTACTGACCATGGAAAGTTGAACTGCTGTCTATTGGAATACACGCCAAGAACGCGCAACTGGGTTGGGGTTATTTCCAATGTTTCGTTAGGAGTTTCGGAAGTCACATGGTATTTGATGTGACAATCCCTGAAATCCCCTCCGGACACGAAGTATATGCCCTTTGCGAATGTTGCCATGCTAATTGTGGCAACCACGATTGTCATTAGTTTTTTCATGCTCATTGCATTTTGCCTCTTTGAGATTTGTTCATTTGTACAGATTGTCGTTGTAGATGTTCATTGTCGTCTTCATCCATTGCTCAATTGGGTAACTGACCTTCCTAGCCCCTATGTTTGACAGGTGGACTGCAAACGCCACTCCCTCGGAAAAGTACTGAACTTGGTTCGTGGTGAACAGTGGGGTCTGGTCGAAATACTCGTATCCATACTTGTCGCATCTTGTCTTCATCCACTCAACCCGTTCAACCCTTGAGGTTATCCAACTGTATGGGAGCATGACTCCACATGTTGCGTTTGGGTATCTTGTCTTGAGGTCTGTGAGAAGAAGGTTCCAGCATCCCTTGAAAGTGCTTCTGTCAAGGGAATCGTCTGGAACAGACCTGTTGAACGTGTCATTGTAACCAGCTTGAATGAGAATGAAGTCCGCGTCAACAGGGATGTCGTTGGTGTAGGAGTCAATTATTGCAGGCACGACCTGTCCAGAAATTGTCACTGGAGCAGCGAGTTTGGTTCCACCGATTCCCTTGTTCACGTACTCCATGTGGTTCCGCTTGGCAATCAACCCAGCATAGCACTTGTCCTTTGATGGGGTGCAACTCTGGGAATCCCCTATGATGGCAAGTTTCTTCCCGAACAATGGGTTGAACATGAACCTGTCGTTGATTTCCTGATTGAGGGTCTTGTCGTTCAACATTATCTTGTCAAGGGGGTTTACGTCTGCTAGTGGGTCGTTGAAGTAGAACATCACCTTGCCATCCTCGTACACGTCAAACACTATGCCGTTCATATCGTGCAGTCTGTCTGGAAGGATTTCCCTCAATCCAGTGGACACAACTCCTATTATGCCAATTTCGTTCGTGTAGGAGATGACCTTGGCGGCGTCCTCAACAGCCCTTGTGTCTATGTCAGAGTCAAGACTGATGTTCTGCAATGGGGTTGCGAACGCAATCCCAACCATCATAGTGGAAGATATGAGCAAAGAGCCTTTCATGGTTTTTCCTCATCAACTTGAATCAGGGAACTGTGAAATCTCCATCAGAGCAGTTTATCACGCATCCAGACCTGACTTTCCACACATTCTTCGCGTTGTCTTGAGCCTTCTGCACTGGCATTGTTGACACGATGTTCGTGATTGCGTTGCATCCAGCAAACGCGCTGGCTCCAATTTCGGGATTTCCCATTGTCACCTTGCCCAATAGGATGCATGACTGGAACGCGAAGCTTCCGATGTTTGTCACGGAAGATGGAATATTGAACTCCTTCATCTTGTCGTTGTGGTAGAACACATAATCGTTAATGTTTTCAAGTTCTGGACTGAATTCAATATGTTCAAGGTTTTTGGCATTGTAGAGCAATTGCTTTCTAAGGGTTTTCACGCCTGAACTTATCTTTATGGAATTCAAGTTTGTGCAGTTGCAGAACGCAAGCACCCCAATGTTTGTCACGCTGTCAGGAATAACCAAATTCTGAAGCCCTGTGCAGTTCTCGAACGAGTTTCCTCCAATTCTTTCAAGTCCATTGTTGAGTACCACATCAACAAGGTTGGAGCATCCTCTGAAACCATATCCGTCAATCCATATCATGGTGCTTGGAAGCACGGCCTTGCTTAGATTGTACGAATTCCTGTATGATTCAGACTAGATTCTATCAGCACCTTCTGGGATGAAGACTGTTTTCAAAGTTGGAGAGTTTGTGCAAGGTGGCGCGACAAGAAGTTGCTTGTATTTTCCTAACTTTAGTGGACGAAGTTTCGGAACCTCTGTGGCTGCGTCAGATGGAAGTCTCACTGTAGTATTCCGCGAACTTGAATACACCTTTATGACATGTTCACCTGTCCTTGAGAATGCGTGGTAAAGTGGCTGGTTCACTATGTTCGTCAGAATCGTGCCATCGTCAATCTTCACCATCAAGGAACTCTCGTTTCCTCTTAGAACCTCTCTTGGTTCTGCTGTCTGGACATTCATCTTGAACACAAGACTTGGCGTGTTGAAGTCTGAGTTCGCCACTATGTATAGTCCACCAGCGAAAATCGTGGCGGAAACCATGGTCAATGTCAATGCTATTGCTTTCTTGATGTTCATTGCTTATCCTCGTTATTGCTTGATAGTGTTGAAAAAGTTCGTCAATGCTGTCTTTACATCTGTCATGTTTCTCGCGGCATTTACGTCTGCCATTGCCCTTTCTGCCGCATTGGAAACTGTGGTTTTGTATGCCGCGAAGTCAGCATCATGGGAGGAACTTCCTTCTATTATCTCGGAAAGGGGCTTGCCATTGATGAAGATTTTGGATATGTCGCCCATGTTCGCCTCAGAATCCTCCTCGTATCCCTTTGTAAAGAAGTATATCCCACCATCACTAGAATAGAACACTAGAGGGTCTTCATCGTCTGGGATGTTTCCTATTGCCCTTATTGCCTGGTCAACCTCGTCTGGCTTTGTCCCTTCCTTGGTGTTTCCCACAACCTTGACCTCGCGTGCAAGTCTGTCCTGGAGGGAAACCCCGTCAAGGAAGAAGTCCTGGATTCCATTGCCATTGTATGCGAAGTTGATTGAGTTGTTCTTCACCGCAGTTGGACGTTTCGTCACCGACATGATGCCATCCTTCATCTTAATCTATGGAACTCCAACCACGATTGCGTTTGTCATCCCTGGGGTGACTGTGCCATATGCGCCAACTGCAAGCGAGTATGGGGCGTTCGTCGCGATGTCAACATCAAAGCCAATTCCCTGCGCCCCCTCGGAGTACACATGCGCCTCGGATCCAATTGCCATGCCCCACGGCCTTGACACATGTGAGTAGTGTCCAAGGGCAACGCCATGGTATCCAAACACGTAGGAGCGGGAACCAATGGCAACACCATAGTATGCGTCAATGAGGGGGACATCTCCCTGTCCACCATAGATGTTTCTGTTGTAGTACGCCCACTCGTCTGAATCAAGGTAGGAAATGTCTCTCAACAAGCCAGAGGTTTTTGTCTGGTAGGTGTATACAGTGTTGGTTGAACCAGCTTCCGTTGTTGTTACTGGACTTCCAATTTGAGTCCATCCAGAATCCCTTTCGGGAAGTCTTTCGTACTATCCTCCATTGTACCAATTGGTGATTGCGTTTTTAAATATGTTTGTGGTGAAAGTGGTGGTTTCCCCAGCAACTCTCTTTGTCACAACCATCTTGTCAACAACAACGCCATAGTCATTCGCGTAGTCCGTGTGCAGCGCTCCAACAATTGCCTGATCACCGATTGCCACCGACACTGGATGTCTTGCCTGCGCGGAATCGCCAATTGCCACAGACTCTCTTGCGGCCTGGACTTTTCCCAAGTAGTCTTGCCTCCAATAGTAGTTCGTGCCATTCCCCGCAATGGAATAGGTGAAGTCACCATCTTGGTACGAATTCAATGCAGGGACGCCAATGGCAACTCCTTTTTGCATTGACGACGTGGTGTCTCCACCAATCTCAATGTTGTTATGTCCAGATAGCCATTCAGTGAACGCCTTGTCCACCTCCTGCGTCACAACGTACTCGTTGCTCTTCACCTTTCCAAAGAACTGTTTTCCCGGTGGAGGAGTTGCGCCCTGGCTTGTTGATGATACGATGGAGATGGAAAGAAAAATCGCAAGTCCAACTGTTGTCTTAAAAATGCTTTTCATATCAACCTCTTCTTCTTTCGTTAAATGTCGTTTTCATGGATGTTGCCATTATTCTCCATCGTTCTCAATTTCAGGTTCCTCGTCTTGCGCCTGAACCATAAAAGGTTGGCTCCGAGCAATCTGCCTCAATCCAGATATTATCTGGTTCAACTTCCTCGCGGTATCGTCCAAGGTGTTTTCGTCTTCTGGAATATCTTCAATATCCTTGAATACGGACATCTTTGGAATGAGGTCATGTATGTCCATGCCATCAATGGTCAACTAGTCAACTTCAATATTGCCAAACTGAACTTCGTCTATGTCAATGGTCGCCTTTCCGGTCTGAGGATCAACCTTTGCCTCAATCTCCGGAATTTCATCTTCCCCATCTGGTTTGTCGCCACGAATCACAATTGAACTCACGGTTCCCAATTTCAGTGGGAACAACTCTCCTTCTTCAGATGTCGTCAGAACATATGCTCCCTTTCTTGGATCGTTTCTGTTTATCACTGCCACAAACATTCCAGGAAAGGACGTTGTTTCCGGATCAGTGACATACTCTATCAAGTCATCATACGTGTCAAAGCACTGCTTTGAATCTATGGGCATCCTGTTTATTCTGTCAAATGTACAGGGTGTTGTCCATGATGGTTTTGAATTTATCTTGTCCTTGAGATCCTCAACAATTGGATCTGATGGGATTGTTGTGTTGTTGTTGTCTTCAGACATGACGATTTACCTCATAGTTTATTATGACCAAAAGAAATTTACTTTGTCGGTGAACCTTCTATCCTCTTCTATCTGCCACACGGAGTAGATCTTTCCCCCAATGGTCTTGGTTATTGGACTTCCACCAACACTGACCTTGTTTATTCCATATGGAAGACCGTATTGGGTCTTTGCCGAAAGGGTTTTGCTTGGATTGTCCACGGCAAACGTAAGAATCTGTCTCGCGTCCACAACACTGAAATCTCCAGGAAGTTCATCCAAGGAGAAGAACTCAACAACCTGAGTTCCAGTGATGTCGCTTATCTGCTCTGGGGACTTGATTTCAGACGATCCATAATACACCAAATATACCTTCTCACTGGTAGGTTCTGGTTCCACGCTCCCACTAATCTGAAGGTCAACAATGCCATCATCGCCCACTCTGAAAACTTCTGCCCCACCATTAATCCTAATGCCCTTTATGAATACCTTGTTGATGTCCTTGTACGTATTGTGTTCAGTTTCAACCTTCAAGTTCCCTGAATCAAAGTTCATTGTTTCTTGAACAATGTTTTCATTGTCAACAGCAACATATTTCTTCTTTGAAGCCATAGTTTGTTTCCTCGTTCCAATATGGATAATTCGTATGTATTTACAAGGAAACATCTTAAAACAAAGAACCCAGTATATGCAATCAGACATTATTTACCTTATGTGTGCCAACAATGGTAAATAGCATCTGTATGGCAGACAAGGAAAAACAGATTTACTACAACGAGTTCTTTGAGGGATAGCCAATGCTCTCCAAGGAAGACTGGGAGATTTGGGAACGGGAGGTCAAGCGCAAGAAAAGAACCTTCGCCGAAAGACCCTGCATAAGCACCCTCACGGTAAGGGACATCTTGGGGGAAAACTGGAAGGACAGATCGAAGTTCTACTTTCTTCCATTCATGATGAATTGCTACAAGTTCACTCGCCAACACAAGTTGCCATATTTCGCAATCCCAGTCTCCCCAACTTGCATGTTCTACCGAGACAGGCTCCATCTGAGGAACTACATGGACACCATACACCAATCGTTCTTCAAGTGCCTCGACATGTGCCTCAAGAAAGGCGAGAAGATAATGCTGCTTGTGGAGAAGCGGTTCCACATAGAGAACCCAATAGATGGAGGGACGCAACAACTGTACAACATGCTATGGGACGTGGACTTGTCGGCGTTGAAGGGGAAAGAAGATAGGATTCATGTTCCACCAAAGGTGATACTTCCACCTTCTGGGGCGCAATTTCCAAGGATGGCCGCTCCACAAGAAACCATTCTTCCTTCAGAAACATCGTGGGACAAGGACAAGTTGAACCCTGGAGTTCCAGCAGAGGGAGGAATTGACCTTTGCCGAAGGACGTTGTGGTTCCAAGACGATTTGAACTTCCTTTGCAAGAAATACTACCTCATGGACGAATGCAAGTTCTATCCGGAAATAATTGACTTGACGAAATACCCAGAGGAAAAAAGAAGCATATACGCAAAGACGGCAAGGGAGTTCTACTTCAAGGTGTTCGAGCCAAAGGAGACAGAGGACGATGAGGATATCGAGATTATATCCTCGGACTCGGACCTTGACGATGACGACGATTTCGATATTGACAGCACTGACATTGGATTGCTGGATTCAACACTGGACTTCGAGGAGGACGAAGAGGAAATGAACAAGATAATAGCGTTTTTCGCCAAGATGCCAAAGGTTACTGGACTTGTCCAGGGCATGTTGGACATGATGACATCCCTCACAAGGGTTCTGCCCCTTGTTGTGGTGAAGGTTGACGATCCCAAGTTGAAGGAATCGCTTGGAAGGACAGTTGACATTCTGAACCTTGGAATAGGCAAGGTTCTCAAGATTTGCGCCTATCTGGGAATCAAGGTTCAGAAGAAGCCGAATGGGGCAATTGGTCAGATAGTCAAGAACAGGTTCAAGAAGGACAAGAAGGACTTTCTTGAATACGAGATTGACGAGTTGAACAAGTCGCTGGATTCACTGGAAAACGTGGATGACGACGAAAAGCCACCAAAGCCACCAAAGGGGCAGATTCCATTGGACGTGAAGCCGAACCACCTCTACCCACAGAGAATGCCATTGCGTCCACCTGTTCCGCCAAAGCCGCCAATTGTAGTTCCACCTGAACCACCACCAGTTCCTGTGAAGCCACCACCTCCTCCACTTCCACCAAAACCACCAAAGCCAGAAGTGGATCCAAGTGGTTCGGAACTGGAAAATGGGAACAACAAGCCCAATAATGCAAAACCAGAACCCCCAAAAATACCAAGCGTGATGCCAGAACCACCAAAGTATCCACCCAAGGAAGAAAATGGAATCAAATGATGTAAATACATCTACAATGATGAAAACTAAAATGAAGAAACTAAACATAACGAAGGAACAGTTCAACAAGTCCAGATACTTCAAGGACAAATATGGTGAACTGGAATATGTCAGCGAGTCTGGCAAGATATTCAAGACCAACAAGGGCAAAGTTCTGATGTTCAAGGAGCATCATGATCCAGAGGGGTTCACCAAAAATCCAGAAATACAAAAACTATCCAAAAAGGTCTTGTCAAAGATGAGGAGTATGCGCAAGATGCTGGACGAGTGGGATATTCCTAGCGTTTCAGAAGAATATAAGATTGGTGGATATAGAATTGAAATCACATTGAAGGCGGGGAGAGATGATAGCTTCTCTAGCATAGGTGGAGGACGAGTTCTGACATTATATGTCGACACTGGTCTTTCAGGATGGGGGATATCCATAACAGCAGATGAACAAATTACCTACCCATATCTATTTCGCGGAGAAGATAAGGTAATTGAGATGTTTAATGTATTCCTCAATCAGTTCAGTAGGGACTTTGACGACTATATTGCAGAGTTGGACAGAGACGAAATGGACAACGCATACACGGAATCCAAGAAGTTTGGCAAGAAGTTCAATGAAAGAACCTCAATGGATCCTGATGAGGCAGAAGCTGAGTTGAGAGAAATTGGGGATAACGACCCAGATTCAATAATCTGGATATTGGGAGACATTCTTCGTGGCATTGCTGACAATTGCACCGAAGATGTTGCTGACAGAATCATAAATTCCGTGAATGAACCAAAACTGGCTCAATTGACCATGGCGATTTATCAGAATATAAGCAATGGCCGTCTTTAATGCCAATATTCATATAATGGACAATCAAATGGACTGGATTTCTCCAGTCCATTTTTGCTTTATTAGGTGGGAATCTTCAACGTCTGACCTGGATAGATGGTATCTGACTTCAAGCCATTCAGTTTCTTGATTTGCTCAACCTTTGACATCTTCTTTCCTGCGATGCTCCAAAGCGACTCTCCATCCTTCACCGTGTAGTTCTTGGTCTTGACTGATGCAACTTGGGTTGCCTGTGTTCCATTTTTCTTCGCCTTTGCCCTTTGCGTATTCTTTGCGTGTTGGGCAACGTCCTTCAACCTTCCAACTATGTGATGTCCAATGGTCTGTTTCCCAGTCAATTGGTCTTTCCAGTCTGGATTTGCCTTTGCGGGGTTGTAGTATGCGTTCCATACGGAATTCGCAGGAGTGAATCTTCCGTCAAACATGCTCCTTGCCAGGTCTTGACATCTGTTCCATGCCACAGCGTCTTCTCCCCCACTGAACGCGCCTTTTGGAAACTGAATTGAATATCCACTTGGGGTCTTCTGGGAAGCCGGTACCTTGTTCCAGCAAGAAAACTGCTTGTATCTCAGGCACTCTGGGGCGAATTCCTCCTTGTCCCCACTGCTTCTGTTCCAAATCACCGTCATCACCATGTTCAATCCAGTTGATCCTTCTCCCCTTGCCTCCATGTAAAGTGTCCTTGCAACAACGTTGATTGCATCTGCCTCCTTCCATTCCCCAACCCTCTTCTCAGCCTGATCCTTCTTTGACTTCTCCACGATGTCCCTCAACTCGCTCTTTGTTATCGTGACTGGCTTTCCGGGGATTACGAGTGTTGCCTTTGCCTTGAGGCTTCCACGAACGAACTTCTCCATGTTCCTGTCCAACTCGGCACCCTCCACTATCCCAGCGGAACCCAACATTCCAGCAAGGACTGCAAATGAAATCAACTTGCCAACGCCCTCCTCGGCGAATTCATCGTCAACGATGTTCAGAACAAGGTCGTCAAGGTCAACAGCACTTTCAATGTATATCTCTTTCCATTTCATGATGCTGGTATTTACCTTTGATCGCCTTTCTTGGTAAATAGAATGTGAAACTTATCCTTCAACAAAGAGGAAAATACAATGGCATTCAAGACAAAGAAAAGACTTCCTGCTCAAGACACAGGCAACGAAACAGACAGCACAACCTCGTCAATTGGTGGCAACAGCACCTCGTCAAATGTTGTGGCAACGCAATCTTGGGTTGTAAACGCACTCAAGAGATTCTGGGACTGGACAAGATTCTTCGCCACCGAGCAACTGAAGGTTGCTGGCTCCATCAACTCTGGAAGGGTAAAGACTTGCGAGCTTGAAACGAACGATCTGTACGCGCACAGATTCATGCTGCTTGACGATGATGGAATACCCGCGGTGATTACCCTCAAGAATGGAATCTTGGACGTTGACTACGATTTCCAAGACGTGTTCATGTACACTGGAGAATTGCCTGTGTTCAACTACGTGTGGAGGTTCCCAGATTCCACGATAGACAACTTCATTGGATTGACCCCATACGAAACATACGTCAACTTCATTCCATTCACAAGCAACGAAAACGCCGAGATGGAAGGTAAAACCTGCCCAAGGCTGTGTTCTGCGGATGGAAAGGACGAGTTGGCAAGCAAGTTCCCACTTCTTGTGAAATGTCCAAGGACAAGGAGAATAGCAAGGCTTGAGGTTCTGGACGAAGATGGGGAGTTGGTGAAGAGCATAGAGATTCCAGAGACTGAAGGTTCCCCCACCAGAATCCTCACAATCAACATGCCATGCTTCAAGAGAACTGACGATGATTCCGTTGAATATGTCTGTCTTCCAAGTTCCGGCACAATAGAGGAATTCAACAACAATGGCGTGATACCACCATTCCTGAGACCAACAGATTGCGAATGTGGTTGCCATCATCCATTCGTTCCACCGGCCCCAGAAACGCTTTCTCCAGACATATTCGACGACACCCCAATCCAAGACCAGGAACCACTATTCGATGATGTCCCAGATGGTGGAAATGGGTGGATGGACTTTGACAAAACCACGAAGGATCAATACGAGACCTCATACGAAAACTACGCCACAAGAACCTATTCCAACGTGATTCTCAAGAAGAGCGACTTCAACCTCAACCAAAAGCAGTTCTTGAGCATAGTGACTGAAATGGTCTGACAGACGCATAGGCAGACATCACCACCCAGAAAATATCCATGTCGTTCTGGCATGGATATTTTTTTTTTCAATACCCATTTACTTTTCCCACCAAATGTGGTATAATTGTCTGTGAACGCCTGCCACGGGATTGTGGTGGGGGTAAACAACAAAACCAGAACATTGGAGGAATTTCCAAAATGGCTACGAAAAAGATACTGATTGTGATTGATGTCCAGAACGACTTCATCACAGGCGCATTGAGAAACGAGGCGGCGATTGCGCAACTGCCTAACATCGTCAAACTGCTGAAGAACGAGAAGTTTGATGAAGTCCATGTGACGATGGACACCCACGAAAAGGACTACCTTGAAACCCTTGAGGGAAAGAACCTTCCTGTACCTCACTGCATAAGGGGAACCGATGGATGGCACATGCCAGACGAAGTAAAGAGAACCAAGGCAATCCAGAACGCAGAAATCTACGAAAAGCCCACGTTTGGCTCGACCTGGCTTGCAAACAGACTTGCGGCAACTCTCACTTGGGACAACATCAAGACATTCCCCACAGATTACGAGTTCACCATCATTGGGTTCTGCACAGACATCTGCGTTGTAAGCAACGCGCTCATGCTACGTGCCAACTTCCCCAACAGCAAAATCACAGTTCGCAAGGATTGCGTGGCGGGCGTGACTCCCGAAACTAACGAAGCAGCCCTTCTGACCATGAAAATGTGCCAGATTGAGATTATCTGAAAAATCCACAGTGGTGGTTGACAACAGGAATCTGATTTGGTATACTGTTCTCAACAACCCAAGAAAGGCAAAAACCATGATAAGGATTGAAAGCAACATTGCTCCCGAAGAGGAGATTCTGAAGCCCACGGCATTTCCCGATGGAACGAAACTTCTGAAGTTTGACCCGAGGCGTGACGAATACACCATCACCTGGCTTTACGACAGCGATGATGAGTTGTTCCAGTTGATTGCCTTGACGAAGCATCTCAAGAACAGGGGATGCAAGGTCTGGCTTAACCTTCCATATGTTCCCAACGCCCGAATGGACAGGGTGAAGAACAGCGAGGAAGTTTTCACCCTCAAATACTTCGCAGAAGTAATCAACTGGCTTGGATTTGAGGAGGTTCGCATCACCAATCCCCATAGCACGGTAAGCGAGGCGTTGTTTGACCGCGTGTATGTGGACTTTGAATGCGTGTATGGAGATGTCAAGCGCATTCTCCAGACCTCGCTGAGCAAGATTGACGTTATCTTCTTCCCGGACGAGGGAGCCTGCAAGCGGTATAGCGACATTCTCGCCCCACTTGGACTTCCTGTGGCGTTTGGCATCAAGAAGCGCGATTGGAAGACGGGCAAGATTCTGGGAATCGACATCGCTGGCTACGACGACCTCAAGGGCAAGAACATCCTCATGGTGGATGACATCTGCGCGTATGGCGGAACCTTCTACTACTCGGCCTGCAAGTTGAAGGACTTGGGAGC